ATTCGAGATACTGTTAATATTGTTGATGTTATCCGTTTGGTGAACTCTTGCGATAGCGTTATTGCTTCCGATTCATTGGTAATTAACAACCTGAAGAAACAAATTAACATCGAAGAACAAAAGATTGACAACTTACAAGAAGTCGTTGAGGCTTATGAACAGAAAGAAGATGTCTTGCAAGAGGAAATTAACAATCTCGCTGCTGATAAAAAGAAATTGGAGAAACAAAAAAAGCGCAGAAACCACGCTTTAGTCGTTACGTCAACCGTCGCTATTTTGTCGACTTTTGTTCTGTCAATTTTACTTTAGATTCGGGAATGTAGAATTTCATTGAGAACTGGATTGCTTCGCTCAGGAATATATTGCGACTATTCTCTCCGCGCTTTTCGTCAATCTCGTTCCACAGGTCTTTGTGTAAGTACACGCAGATACCTTTCTTAGTTTTGCTGCTCGCCATTTTCTTCTTTTGTTTTAGACATCATTGAACCAATCATTAAAGCTAAGTAAATTTTCTCTTTTGCGTTTAAGTCTTTCCGCTGTGAAAGCTCCAGAAGAATATCTCCAAGAATCTTTCCCTGTTGAAAGTAGGTTGCTATTGAATTAACGATTTCGCGCTCACGATCGTATGTCATTTTGAGCGTTTCGTAAAGGGGTGTTTGTTTCATATTATTATTTTTTCTATTTCTTGTTTAACTTCTATCCAATAATTTAATCGGCGCCAAGTACCATTATTATATACCTCTATTCTTTGTTCTTCAATCAACTCATCTACTGCAATTAAAGTACATTGCTTTGCGTCTTCCCTTGCCTCGTCATCGTATAACAAACCTGCTCGCAAATAAATGCAATACTTGTTGAACAGTTCTTCCGCTTTTTCTTTTGGTGTCATATTGTAAATGTATGCTAAATTATTCTAACCGACAACATATTGTCCATAACTTGGATTGAGTTCGAAATACATTCGCATCATTATTGCATCTGCAACGTCAGGTGAAATACCTTCGCGGTTCTTGATTACGTCCTTCGGTGTGACCATAAGTTTACCGTCAACATCTGCTCGGTGTCGTTTAATCATTTCAAGCTCGCGAACGATTTGTTCTTTGCGCGTACTGGATAAGATAGTGAGCCGATTCTCCTCTACATATTGAGCCAATTTGTAATAACATTCGCTCTTTAAGTTTTGGTATTGCGGGTGCTTTGGTTTAGATCCGTTGACGAACCCTCGACATTTCAAGAAGTCAACGACACCACCACCAACACCGTCTTCGTCACACACTACGTCTTGCAATAAAATTGAGTGTTGTTGACAGGTTAAACGAACTTTGTTCACTACTTCGTCTAACGCTGCGCGATTCATTTCAATTATGTCTATGATAGTTAGACCTTCCCATACGCAGATAATCGTTCTATCCTTACCAAAACGCGCTATGTCGGCTGTGATATATTTCTTTCCTTCATTGATTACTTCGTTCCTAAACATTCGAAGCAAGTTCTCCGTTTGAAACAACTTGTCGCTATCGTCGTCGAACTCCCAGTTCCCTTCCAAAAGTCTTTTCCTGTCGTATTCAGGAAGTCGTCTAAGCGATTCGATGTAAGCAATAGGAAGGAAGGGATTGTCTTGCGGTAACGCTTGCACGAAGGCGCGGTGTGAAGGTAGTTCGTTGCGGTTGTTCTTCATGTAGAACTCATTATACAACCACCCCTTCGCAGGATTGCAAGACAAGAAACCTTTTGGAATTAACCCAAACTCGTTCAACTTAAATCGACAACGCGAATGAACAATGCTGACCGCCTTTTCTGTTACTTCGGAGCATTCGTCTATAAAATAATCAGTAATTTCTAACGATCCAAGTGAATTGAAATTTACATCCGAAGGATATGCGAATAAGTCTTTCAAAACAATTTCGCTTCCGTTGAAGAACTTAATCACGTTCGATTGTCCGTTGAAAGTGTAGTGTTTATTCGCTATCAATCCAAACTCCTCAGCCGTTTCAAAAAACGTGTTTAACGTCGTCTTTTTTAGCGTGTCTAATTTGCTTCGTCCAATAAGAGAACGTGTCCCTGCGTACTTCAAACGTCGTTGTATCTGCCACATACAACCGAACTTCGTCTTCCCACCCCCTGCCGCGCCACCGTATAACAACTGTTCAACGATGCTATCTGTGTTTAGGTAGTTCAACGCTTCAATCTGACGCGGCAGGTATGTCGGTTTGTATGGTTGCATTAAAATAGTGTTAGTTGATTTTCAACCACAGGACAAAGTTCGTCTTCAAGTATTTCAATTATACGGTTGTATCGTTGTTCTTCGTTGCGTCTTTTTAATTGATTTATGAGTAACTGAAGACCACCTTCAAACGCTTCGCCTTTTGTTTTATACAAGTCGTTGTCTGGTCGGTGCTGATTAAATGTGTGCGACCAACCTTCGGACATTCCGTTGAACCGAACTCCGTAACCCCACAATTCATGTTCAACAATAGCAGTTTCAACCTGCGCTTCATAACCCTTACTGCATTTGTAAGTTTTCAAGATAGGATTTTCACACACTCCGTGTTCGTTGTAAATGAACTGGCTCATTGTTTACTTAAATATAATTTATACAACTCACGCATACCTTCGAAGCGAATTGATTCTTTGAGCAACATTCTTTTGCGGTCACTCATGCGATCAACCATTGATTGAACGAGCTGTTGTTCAAAGTAAATGTTCTTCTTTGCGTTCGCTTTGCATAACCGATATTCTTCTTCGGTGAAGGTGTCAGCGTTTATTATTTTGCTTTCTTCGAGCCAACGCATAAGCGACGCCGCACGAATCTCAATGACCGTATATTTTCCTTTCTTATAACTTGCAATATCTTCTGCTAACATCCTTCGCCAGCTATCATCGTTTACCGCCATTTCTTTTTCTTTTAGTTGTTTTGATTCTTCTTCTTTTGCTTCCGCTATTTCTCTCTGAATTTGCAGGTTCGCCTTGTCGCGATGTGGTTTGTAAGCCGTTAACACGTCGCCAATGAACGACACGCTCAACGCTCCGTAGTGTTCACACTTTTTCTCTAACTCATTCGCTGCGTTTAGTTCGAACGCTAAATTGAAGTGTTCAAATGTAACCCAACGAAAGTGCTTGCCTATGAACTCATGCAACATTTGCAACAGTTGTGCCTCTGGAAGTGCGATGCCGTACATGGCGCATACCTTTGAGCAGAGTTTGACAAATGCAGGTAGTTCGTAATCGGCAACGAATGCGCTTTCGCGTTCCGCACGATCAACCCTTTGTATAGTTGTGAGCGTCGTTGTAGATGCGCTGCGCAGCATCGGAGTCGAATTTTCCATTTTTGATTTTGGTTTGTTGGTTTGTAGTTACGAAGGTAGACAAGTCCCATTTACGAACGGCAGCCTTCCAGTCTTTCATTTGATTGCGTCCGACCTTCCAACCGTTCGCTTCGTAGTGTGCATGAAATTTCTCGGTAAATGCAAGCGCGTCTTTGTCGTTTAGTTTCTCACAGGCGTAGTCGTATATTTCAACAACGGTAGGTTTGACGAATGGCGACTTTTTTTCTTTTGCGATTAGCGTTGGTGCTGTTGGAACGGACAAGCGAATAAGTATGTCGTTTATCTTTTGTTCCTGTTCGTTTGCCTTCGCTTCGAGAATCTCAATTCTCTTTTTAAGTTGTAGTATTAACATCATGTTTTTGTTTTTTAGTTAGTCCCACCCTTCGCCTTTTGCGTCGTCGTCTGCGTCGTCCCATTCTTGACAGTCAAAACAGACTTTGATTTCTCCTTCGTCATCTACAAATTCGTAGGCGGTGTCCCAATCTTCAAGCTGTTGATCGCGCAATACTTCATCAACTCGTTCTCCGAGTTCTTTGCTTTCGCAGTTCGGACAAAAGATTAATTCACTTTTCATAGTTTTAGTTATTTGATTTTAGATTTTCTTTTTGCGCTGAGTGTCTTTTGATGCTCAACGTGTTCGACAAATTTAGTAAAAAAAGTCATTGGTTTAGCATAACCCATCTCATTTAGTATAAAACAAATGCGTTCAACGTTAGCTCGGTAGTATTTGTCCCACTCAACCTGAGCAGATACCTGCTTGATTCCGTGTAGGATTGTCGCGTGGTCTTTCTTGTAACGGTCACCTACGTTTTGAAGCGAGAGAACGTAACAAGGACGAATGATAAAGAATATAATTTGTCGTGCGGTTACTATCTCACGTTTCCTTGTTGTCTTATACAATGCCTGTGAAGGAACTCCCAAGACTGAACACGTCACATCTTCCAGAGCGCTCCAAAACATATCTCGTTCATTTTCCATTTGCTTTTGCATTTCAATTTGTTCACTCGTTAATCTTTCGTAGCGTGGAGTAATCATCGTCCACAATAACTCGAAGCGTTCCATGTGTCTGAATGGTATCATGTCAAGCACTTCGTTTCTTATCTGTTCGTTAGTCATTTTCTTCGTTGATTAGTTTGGTAGGTGTAAATGTGCTGAATACTTCCTCGCGTGAAAGTCCCGTATGAAGGCAGATGTTGTTGAAGTCTTTGATTCTCATTCGCTCTGGGTGTGCGACGTAAAGACGTGCTGTTGGATCACTGATTCGTAAAGCTGCTTTGAAGTTAGTCAGCGTCTTGAAGTTAATCTTGACTAAGCGACCGAAGGGTGTTGAATAGATTTGCTTGTTCATTTTCTTAATAGTGGTTTGATTAGTTGCGCTTTCTTCTTGTTATCTTTGTCATTCGTTCCGCGTAACTCTGGATTGTATTGCTTGACCAATCGTGCTATGCGTGTGATGTTGTCCGCGCTTACGTACTTGCCGCTTTCGTACATGGCGAAGAAGTTGCTTGTTATGTCTTTGCGTTCGTCAAACTGTTGTTCCCAAACCTTTACACAAAGTGCTTTGTTGTTGTTGCGGAGAAATTTATACTTCTTCAGTAGTTTCTCAACGCGGTTTTCAAGTGAAATTAGTTTCTTCATTGTATTTTGATTGTATGGTTTTTGATTTATTAAGTGCCATATAAGGCGCTTATGTATGAGATAAACGCCTTTTATGACATCTTATTCATTTAGAACGGCATATCGTCTGTTTCGTCAGTAGAAACTAAACCGCTTTTTTCAAGCATTGCTTTCGCCTTGTTCATTTGATCCGCAGCTTTGTCAAGTCGTTGACTAAATTCAGCAGATGTGCTGACCTTGTTTTGTAACCACTCTGGAAGCATCTTGAATCGAAGGTCGAAGTCTTCGCTGTCGTAATCCAAAAGGAAAGCAGAGTTAACCAATGGTGGGCAAGTCATTCCCTTGACAAGTGGACTTGCACCTTTGATGTCTGCGTACGTTCTGCCTGTGTTTGCGGTGCGGTGCATGACGTTAATCATTCCTTCCTTGCCTAACAGCGTTGCGATGTCGAATTTGTTAGCTTCTGCGTCGCTGAATGCTTTGCCTAACCAACCCTGAACGAACGCTCTCAATCCGCTCTTTTCGTGCATTGACAAAGTGAAGTCACGACCAATTGAAAAAGGCTGCTCACCTTTACCGAAGTCGGCTAATTCGAGAGGCAGTTCGAATACCAAGCGAACTTTGTTTACCAGCTTCTCCTCACCTTGAAAAGTGTCAAGGATTGTTCCGATGTGAATGATTTGGTAGCAACGTGCTACGTGTGTTCCAGCAGGTACTGTTTGTCCGCCGCCGCCGTTGTTTGATTGTTGTGCAATGATGCTCATGTTGTTGTTGTTTATTTTGTTGTTATTGAATTGATTTAAGTATTCTTCGAACTTTATAGCTAGTTCGTAATCGGCTTGAATGTGTCTTTCCTGACTTTCGTGAAGGTCGGACTGTTCGTTGATGCGTTTGAAATAACCCATTACACGTGGTCATCAAAGATGTTAATGTCAAAGCTGAAAGTGATTCCGTCTTTTTCTAGCGTGACGTAGTCCAAGTCGAACTCAGGATCGTCGCTGCGGAAGAAACGACCACGCAAATGAATGGTGAACATGTTGTCTTGTTCGTCAACGAATACCAAGTGTTGTTTTTCGTCTACTTCGAACCAACCTGTCTGGTCGTCGTTGTAGTTGTTTGCAATTGATTTAATTCTTTCGTTCAACGTGCGGATGTCGTCTTCGTTGAAGCAGTAATTAATTTTAGGACAGTACATAGTTTTGATTTTTAGTGGTTACAAATATATTCAATTAGTTGGTCGTTCCAACGCGCTTCCGAAAGTTTTTGATGTTTCTCTATGTTGGCACTTATCTCGTTATGCGTTAGGTTGTACGCTGACGCTGATGACGAAACGCAAACAAAGTTAGATTTCTTTTGTTGGCTCTGGTAGTTCTTTCCAATTTGCTGAATCAAATTTGTTGAGTAGTGGTTCAAGTTCGTCAATTCGACTTTGACAAAACGTATCCCAAGCCAGTGTTCCATTTCTCTTGCTACCCCAATAATCTTGGGTTTGCATGATTGAATCCATAATGAGTTTAACGTCGTTTTCAAATAAGAAAGGAGTTGTGTAAAGGTGTTTTTCATTGCTCATTTTGTTTTAGTTTTTAGATTTCTTTTGATAAGATGATTTCTTCGCGTGGAATGGCTGACTTAATTTTGTCGTAAGCGCGTACCGCTTCGTCGTAGTCATTGTACGACATATGAAACTCTCCGTTGACTACAATCTTATAGTACATATCGGTTAGCGTGGTTTTTTGAATTAATTCTACTTTCATTTGTTTGTTGTGTTTGGTTGTTGTTCTAATTGTTTTGTTGATTCGTCAATCGTTCCTGCGATTAACATTCCTAAGAATAGCATCGCGATAAAGAGTAGTGTTTTTTTCATTTGATTATTTGGGTTTAATTGTTTCGATATATTACCAGCCACTTGTGCCTGTCCAACTTTCGTTTTGATATTTGCGCCATTGGTATACTGGATCACCTTGTTCGTCTAATTCGAATTGGTGTATCCATACGCTGTACACATTGTTACTCTTCAACAACTTCTCGCCTAACTTCTTGGCTTGTGTTAAAGTGTTACAGTTCTTACTAATGATTGTGTCACCACTTTCAATCTGTGAACCTACTTGAATCTTCTCGGCTGCTTCAACCTTAAAGATGAATCTTGTTTTCGTTGCGTTCATTTTGTTTATCTTTGTTATTGTTCTCAATTGTTTTACAAATATATGCTAAACTTTTGACATACGCAAGAAAAAAATGAATTATTTTTCATAAAAATGCTTAACTGATTGAAAATGAACGTGAAAACTTTTAAGAAAACTTATAAAAAAAGTGTTGCAAGACGTAAACCAACACCCGAATCTGAATCAAACCAACAAGAAATAGTTGTGAAGTATCTAAAATTAGCATATCCCGACGCTCTTTATTGCGCTTCCGCAGGTGGAATGAGAACAAGTTACTTGCAAGCGGTCAAAATGAAACGTACTGGATATGTGAAAGGATTTCCCGACCTATTCATTTACGAACCAAACGCAGACTATCACGGCTTGGCTATTGAAATGAAGAAAGAAAAAGGGGGTGTTGCG